CGTGGCGGCGGTCGCCATGTCAGTACCGCCAGCAGCGGCGAGCGTCAGCGTGCCAGCGAGTGCGCCCGCCTTGATGTCTGCTGCGGAGATGCCGCCCTTGGCGAGCTCAAGCATCGCGTCGCTTGCTTGCCCAGCGCTGAAGACGGTGTCAGCACCCATCTTGATCGCGAGTGCCGACAGCTCTTTGACTTGAGCTTGTGGCACGTTCGCGACAGCGGCCATCGTGTTCATCGTTTGCGAGAACGACGCTTCGAGCCCGACAGCCTTCTTGATGAATCCGCCGATGCCGACTGCTGCGCCACCGCCGAGCAGCAGACCGAGACGACCGCCGAGACGCTTGCCGACGCCGTCGAGCTGGCCGCCGAGCTGACGCTCAGTCGCGAGGCCGAAACCACGCGCAGAGGGCATCAGCGACACAAACGCGGAGGCGACTTCGGCCACTAGATCAACCTCCGAACGTCGAGAGAGTGAGCTCAGCGCGAGCGAGTCGGTAGCGGGCCGTAATGCCCAGCAGCACGAAGAGCGGCGATGATCTCGCTCTGCGTCAGACGTGCATCAGGCTTCGCACGCTTCGTCGTGTTCGACGACCACGGGCGGGGGTACGGCTTCGGGCGGGGACCCTTGCGACCGCTCTGCGCCCACGCGATCTGATGCTGCAAGTCAAAGAGGCTCATCAGCACGATCGCGTCATGCGTGATCGGGTGATCCCAGCCAGAGACGGCAGCCGCGACGTGCGACGACGGGTCGATCGAGAGCTGCTTCGTGATTCGCAGCGCTTCGCCCCATGACATCGAGCGACCGATCACGCGTAATGACAGGCGAAGTCGCGCTCGCCAGTCGTATTCGAACGCTCCCCGGTGTGCGTCGATCAGATTGACGAGCGCGACTATTCCCCCAGCGATGCGCCTGAGAGCGCCTCGTACTCTGCTTGCCACGCGACGAACATCGACTGGAAGTCGTTCAAGTCCATTTCGTCGATCACGTCGGCCTGATCAGGGATCAAGTTCTCAAGCAGCTCAAACATGACAGCGGCGCTCATGTCGCGATCTGCGAGAGCTCGAATGACCTTGAGCTTGATGCGCATCGGAATGCGCACGTGATCGCCCTCGTCGGTCGTCCAGATGAACGTGCGCCCGTCGATGCTGTACCGCTGACCGTTCGTCGCTGTCTTCTCTGGCATGCGCGTGCCTCTCTGTGTGCGCGGATAGATGAATTCGCGCGGAATCGTGTTGTGAGAACGTCGGGCGACGCGCGTCCGCGCAGAGCACGCGTCGCCCGACGAGCTGTTACGGCGTCTTGAGCGCAGTCGCCCAGCGCTTGAAGTTGAACCCAGCGGTCGGATCGAGATCGGCTTCGATCGTGACTTCGTAACCGATCGGGTCGCCGTTGCTCAGCGTGTGTGCGCCGACCTCCGTAACGACGCCCTTCGGGACGTAATCACGAATCAGCTCAGCGCCGTCGATCGCATCGATGACGTAGCTATTGTCAGGTCGCGTCGTCACTTCGAACTCGAAAGAGCCCTCAGTCGCGCCAGATGTGACGCTGACGCCGAAATACGTCTCGACTGTGTCGATCGTCGTCTCGATCATCGTGAAGTGCCACGACGGATTCTCATCGCTCGGCGTGCGAATCGTGCGCACGGTCGTCCCGTTCTGCCACGCCTTGATCGGCGTCGAATCGCCCGCACCGGGCATCGAGATTTCGACGCCGTCTTCACTGATGTAGCCGAGCTCGGTGTGAGCTGCCGGTGCGCCTGACGTGCCGGTCGGCGCAGTCGCACCGTAGTCGCCCTTGAAGACGCCACCAGTGACGGCCACGCGCACATTGCCCGCGTCTGTCATGTCTTACTCCTTCGTTGTGGCGTTGTCCGCCGTGTCGGTTGCTGCTTTCTTGCGGGGCGCGGAAACAGTGCGCCAGCCTTGCGACTCGTACATCGGCACTTGGGCAGGCGAGACGTCGATCTTGTGATCGCTGGCGGGGTGCTTCATCTTCGGCATGTCGACTGCTCTCTCTTACGGGGTGGGTTGCAGCTCTTCGCCACGCACGACGACTTCAAACGTCATGTATCTACGCGGCGTCGAATCTGCGATCGGCGACGGCCCTGACGTCTGTTGCACGCGCACGATCGGCGTGCCGTCAGCAGCGATGCGCATGAGCGCGCAGAGCGTCTGCGCGAGGTTCGCGACCTTCTGCTCTGTCGCGTCGAAGACGTTGACGCCGAGTCGAGCTGCTTCGCGTACGACGTCGAGCGTCGGGCCACCGTCGCGACGCACCCACACTGCTTGTGTCTGTGTCTCGCGGCGGTTCGAGACGAAGATGTCGGGATAGCCGTACTCAGCGAGCGCGCTGCGTAGATACGTCGTGACGACGAGCTCGACGTCAGGAAAGACGATCGGCGTGCTCATCGTGCAGCGTCCAGAGCTCGCGCGAGATTGCCTGTCTGAGCTTCGACCCAGAGAGCGTGATCAGTACCCGCGACGATGCGTGCGACAACGCGATCTGTATGCACAACTTCGATGTGCAGCGAGTCGCGATAAGCGCCTGTCGCAACAGGCGCATTGCTCTTCGCGAACGCGAGCGCCTTCGACATGCGCGCTTCGAGCATGTCGCCGACCTTCGTCGAGTTGAGCAGCTCTGCCATGCCGCGCGCGTCGAGTCGGGTCCTTCTGCGCATCGACGTCTCACCCTCTCGATCGCTCGACTTGCACGACGAGCCCCGGCTGCCAATCGGCGAGCGGCGAGCGCCACTCGGCAGGCTCGCCAAGCACGCTGTATGTATTGCCGCGAACGACGACGCGACTGCTCGCGTCGATCGCTGTACCTGCTGGCAGATAGAGCGTGAAGCCGCTGACGACTTGATTCCGCGCGTCTTGCAGTGGCTCGCCAGATGGGCGCGGCTCGACTGCGACGCCTTCGACTGTGACGCTCGTTGCGTTGTCCCAATCGGGCGCGTCTTCGTTCGAGTACGGGTCAGTCGTGACGCCCGCTGTCAGTACGTTGATCGTCTCGCCGTACGGGTAGCTCATGCGCGCGGCGGGATCGTGTAGCGCGCGAGAGCTGGACTCGCTTCGAGCTCGCTCTGCGCGATCTGGCTAAACGTGACAGAGAACGGGCCTGCTGCTTGCTGCTGGATCGTCTGATCGCGACCAGACGATCGACATAGCGCTGCTGCGAGTGCGAGCAGCTCAGCAGGGCAGTCTTCGTAACCGTGCACGATGTCGAGCTCGACAGGGCCGATCGGCCATGCTGAACCGCGATAGAGACAGCCTGCGCGAAAGCGCGGTGTCTTCGCCGTCTGTACGTCGTCGCTCGACACGATCGCGTTCTCGTTGACGTCGCGAATCTCTGTGACGCTGTCGAGCCAGAGTGTCGGCAGAAGCAGATACTGCCCGCCGTCGCTGTCGACGACGACTGTCTCTGTGATCTGCGGTGCGATGTGCCACCCCGCCGCAGCGCGCATCGCTGCGTCGACGCTCGTCACGACGTCAGCCGCGAACGGGGCACCGGGAAAGACTGCGAGATCAGCAGCCTCGAAGAGCGGCGGGGTGGGCATCGATCAGCTCGACTTGTTCGCTACCGACTTGCGCGCCTTGTTCTGCGCAGTCTTGCTCTTCGCTGCCTGCTCAGCTTCTGCCTGCGCAGCGTCGAACGCCTCTGCGTCGTCGTCGTGGACGAGCACAGTCACTTCGTGACCGTTGATCGTCTGCTTACGTTCCTGCATGTCTGGACTCCCTTGCTCCGTGCGACTGTCTGACGACGAAGGGACGTCAGCGACGACGCTCGACGTTGCAGCTCCGCCGAAGATCGCGCGCTGACGCCCCCTCATCGAGCTCACGCCAGCGTCACGACGTCGAAGGCGCTCGGGCGGTAAACCGCCAGACCGAGACGCTCTTCGGCGCGGATCGTGCTGATGTTGCTGCGGAACTTGTCACCGTCGCTGTTCGTGCTGTCGACGGTGATCCCGCCCTTGCGGAACACCTGCGCACCAGCAGCCCACGCAGCGACGACAGCAGTGCCAGCAGGCACAGCAGGCGTCACGACGGTGCGAAGACCCCAGACGCCAGGGTCGTTCACGACGCCGCCCTGACCGTACGGGCCGACGAACGGCCCGCCGCCGTAGAACTGACCATTCCCGTCCGTCGCAAGACGGAGCTTCTGGTAGTCAGTCGGGTTGATCACGACGCCGTCAGGCTC